CCAACTGGCACCACGTTTACGATCTTTTACCGTCCTCCTAAAAATTTCAACTTCCATCTAATATCCTCACTGCTGTTCCGTCACTCATTTCATTTGCTGTGAACTGTCCATAGGCCAGGCTGTAGAACAGTGGTCTGGGATCGATGTAAACAGGATCCTCGATACGTGCCAGGCTCTTGCCCGCTATGGGGAACGCACAGTTGTTGCTGTCAGCAAAAACAGGCACACCATTCGCCAGTGCCTTAATTGTGATCGAACTGTTGTTTGTCACAACAGCGTGTATGTCGTTCCAATCTATTGGTTTCTTTGGTACCTTGTTGCTGTTCTCTCCTGTGTGGATTTTTCCGTCCGGACCTCGCTGTGCTTCTGGATTGTACGGTTTCTCTCTCACAATTATCTCTCTGTCCGTGTGTTTCTTCAACTCTGCCATTGTGTTTTGTAACCAGTTCTCACATTTGAAAAATGTGCTGATGGAGTTAGTAGGTGGACACACTAAAATTTTCTTTCCGTTTTTATGGAATGGTTTGATATCAAATGGGAAACTTGCTTTGAATCTATCATCCGGCCGTTCTTCTATGTAATTTTTGACGTGATCATTCTTCACTATCCTCAGGAAGTATGGTGCCTGTCTACTGATCCCCCAGTAAGGTCTGTCCATGTAGTAGAAATCTATTTTATTTTTTTGGCAGTGTTCGTAGACCAGATTGGTGCCTCGGAGGATTCCAAATAACCAAACTTTTGTGGCATCATGTTTCTTAATGACCTGGTCATGGGGTAGTATCTGTGATCCTGGTAATCCTTTCTGTGCGAACTGTATGTATTTTTCAGTCGCGGTGCGTCCTGTTTCTGAGATATAGATCATTGTTTTATTGTAATTATCATAATATTATACTATAAATATTTGAAATGAAAAACCTCATAATCCAATATTACATAGACGTAAAAAAATATACAGACCCAACATACAACAATCTAACACCAAGTCCTTTAGAATTATACAGTTCACATAGTTTCCAAGAGTACGGTCGAAAGTACGGACATGATTACATAAAAATTACAGAACCAAAAATTAATTTTCAGCACCCAACCTGGGAAAGATTTGATCTTTGGACAGACAGATCGTGGTGGGACAAGTACGACCAAATTATGTACGTTGATTCTGATGTGGTTGCTTTTCCGTGGGCACCGGATATTTTTTCTGTAAACAATAATGATACAGCATTCAAATCTCCATGGTATCATAAATTTCGTAACATGGATGAAAAAAGTGAAGAGAGGTATAGAGGGAAATTTCCATTTATGGACGACATGCCCAACGCATCGGTTAGGACAAAATTCATACAACCTGGAGTGTTTATTGTAAACAAAAACTGCACTGAACACATGTTACCATTGATAGAAAAGTATAAAGATATTAAAGATAAGGCGATAAATGATGGAGTTTTTTTGAATTACTGCATAGCAAAGAGCGGTGTACCTTTGGTCGACCTTGACAAAAAATTTAACCATAAAAACAATGGACAACGGATGGACTACAAAACAATATATTTTTTACATGCCGCTGGAGGAAAAAAGCACAAAAAAGGAGTCAAACTTTGGGGGGAAATGAAAAACTTGTTTCCTAGTGTCAAAGTTAATTTAAGTGGACTCAAGGGCGATTAGATCAAAGAAATAATTTTGGAAATGTCTACTCGCAAATTGTTGTAATCTTTTAATCTTTTCACATTTTTTGGTTTGAGTCTTCCAAGTCCTATTTTGTCAGCAAAGACGACATGGTGTTGATGTTTTTTTAACATGCTTAGAATTGGATAGGGTTTTTTGTCCGCAAGTTCAATTTGTGAAATTTCAATTACTTTCGCTCCTTCTTTGGCCCAGACGGTGTTGACCAAACCAGCCCCGTGGGTGCTCATTATGTGGGTTGACTCCCTGAAAAGTTTTATTTGTTGTTTCAAATCAAGTTTGGAAAGATTAACTATTTCCCAACCTTTTAGAACCATGAACAACTCATCGCTGTTTGATAGTTGTCTGGCTTCCGCGTCTTTCCGTGATATGAAAATTTTTCTAAAAGGCTTTTGCGCGGGAGGGAAAATGTTAGACAGCCAAACAGGCAGTCCCGGAGTAAGCACCCCGTCTTTGTTGTTGCTCATTGATGGAACAATGAGTTCGTCAAACAGCCAATATGTGTTTTTAGGCATTACCATATATCTAAAATTGGGAAAAAGTTGTTCCATCGCTTTTGTGATATAGTCTCCAATGTTGGGAAAAACATAAATGTAATTCTGAGGATTATTGCGGCAAGACATAGAGTCGTTGATCAATTTAATCCTTGACCAAACATCGATCCAAAAATGCCAGGCGTTATTACTGCTTTCAGCATCAATCGGCATCCACACGTAAGTGTCTTTTTCATCAAACCTTCTTGTGATTTTAGGTTTTGCTATCTCTATTCTATCTCCCCATTGGCTCCAAAGATTATGTGTTTTTTGAGGTTTGTGCTTGGTCTTCCAAAGTAATGGCCAGACGTGTTCGGTCAGCATCAATTTTTCCTCTGTTAACAAGAAAGGTAACGAGTGTGCTGTGATATTACTAAATTTTCCAACAAAAGTTGGCATCGCAGTAAAAGTTTTTTGTTTTTGGTTTTCGTGCCAGGTACAGCCATAGTCATAACTGTTATTGATCAACTCGGTGTGCTCAATAAACCACTTTATGTCAGATATTGGTTTAACAATCATTGTATTTAGGTTAATTATACTATAAAATACTTGTATGTTCAAACTTTTTTCAAATGGGTGCAGTTTCCTGACTCCGAGGCCTAAGGATGGCGTAAACACGTTCACAACCAACATACTAGCAAAGCACTATGGTTTAGAACTAGTAAACCTTGCCATGGGTGGCAGGGGAAATGACAGAATAAGTTTCAGCACCAAACATTGGTTTTTGGAAAATCAATCTACAGATGTTTTTGCTGTTATAGGGTTATCAAGCACACATAGGATGGATTATGTTACGAGCGATGGATGGAAAAAAGGACGGATTCAGGGCACCGACTTGACTTGGAGAACATGGAAAATCAGTGATGAATTTAGATTTGTTGGAAAACAGCCTGGCTGGAACATCGAACAACATGGAACAATGCGATGGTTGGATGTAGTTATTAATCTGCAGAATTTTTTTTGTTTACATAAAATACCTTACTTGTTTTACAATTCACTTCCGATAGAAAAAGATGTTTCAAAAAAAGATTTCAGACAAATGTTTGAAAAAATTGATAAGAAAAGATATTTTAGAATAGACTGGAGTCATTACGAAGAAATTGAAAACAACAAAACTATAGTAAGTCCAAACGATCCTCACCCCAGCACCGAAGGACACGAGCAATGGGCGAAACAACTAATAGAATTTATAGATGCTAACAATCTACGCACCATTTAATAACAAGAACAGCAAAGCATGGGAAGTGTTCAACGGCATCGAGAAGTCTTGGCCGGAACAGGTGAAAATGCTCAACAATTTGGATGAAGTTGATCCAAAAGATAATTCGATGTTCTGGGGATTTGTGAACAACAATTTAGAAATGATTAAAAAATTAGAGGCGAGAGAGCAGAATTTTTGGTTTACCGACACTCCGTATTTTGGAAGGTTTCATAACGCAAATTTGAAACCAGACAATCATTATTGGCGTGTGTGCAGGAATTCTATACATGCAAAATTTATTAGAGATGTTAAATCTGATAGATTTGAAAAGTTTGGACTAAAGGTCAAACAGCCGGAATATAAGGGTACACACATTTTACTATGTCCTAGTTCTGCCGGTATACACAATTACATTGACTCTTCAAACTGGATAGATCTTACCATAGAAAAATTAAAACAAGTTACCGATCGACCAATCAGACTTCGACACAAGCCTAGGGGCAGGGGCACATCAGGGCCAAGTGAGGCCAAAGTGCCCCTATCCGAGGACCTAAAAGACGCATGGGCGTGTGTGACCAGTTGTAGTATCAGTGCTGTTGAGGCGGTGTGCATGGGAAAACCCGTATTTTGTCATGAAAAAAGTTTTGCGAAAGCATTAGGAAATATCCATTTAGAAGACATAGAAGAACCGTTCTACGCAGATCCTTTTCCGTGGTTGTACAGCCTTGCTTATCAACAATTCACCCCGGAAGAATTTTCCAACGGAACCGCGTGTGGTATTTTAAAAGATATAGGAGTCTTGATATGAAAAATTGTATAGTCCAATTTCATGTTCCTGCTTCGTCATACCAAGAGCCCGATTACAATCACATAGGAGTGAACGAGAAATTACTTCCTCTCAGCATCAAAAGTGTAAAGATGTATGCGGAAAAATGTGGAGTAAATTACCATCTTGTACAAGATAAAAAGATTAATTGGAAGCATCCAACTTTTGAAAGATTTGATCTTTTCTTCAACCAAACATGGTTTGAAAAATACACCAACATTCTTTATCTAGACACGGATTTGATTGTTTGGCCCGATGCTCCTAACGTGTTCCAACTGTATCCAGATACGGAAAGTTTTAAAGTCTGTACGGACAGGATATCCAAAAGGCGAACCCCCACATGGCATAAGAAACACGTCAAGGACACAGTGCTTGATGAATTTGATGGCGACACTCTACAAAATTCCAGATTCAACGCAGGGGTTTTTATGCTTAACAAAAAAAGTGCTGAGCAGATGTCTACATTTTTAGATTATAAAAATATAGATATAGACGATAACAGTTTATTGATCTACGCTTTACTCAAGAGCAAAGCCAATATTACAAAAATGGATTGGAGATTTAATAAAAAGAATGGAGTAAACTCTTATTTTGGTCACGCCTTTGGCCAACAAAAATTTCAAAATAAAGATTATCCATTATTAGAGAAAGCAACACGGATATTTTCTACTTCCTAAAATTTGTTGCTATGTTCGAGAATTGATCATTTGTAATTTGTAGTTGTAAGCAAGGACGCCTTATGTATTTGTCTGAGTCTATAATTTTTAGTTCTTTGCTCGCGGTCAACAAAAATGTGTTGGGTCTGTAAGTAATCTTCTTACCATTTAGCCTGATGATGTCACCTGCGCTCTTGTCTGTGCGCTCTTTGAAAAACCAAACACAAATAACATCGGGTTTCAGATTGATGTGTTTAATATCCTCGATAAACTCATAGCCAACTTTGTATTCACTGGTAAAATCTTGCCAGACTTTATGATTAAGGTTGTTTTGGTTTTCGTAAAGTTTATCATAAATTTTCTGATCAAAGATTGTTGATGTGTAAATGTGTTCAACAGGTGTGCTGAAATAATGACTTGCTTTTAGTTTTTCCCAATTCATTAAGCACTAAAAAGATTGATCACTTCTTTCTTCCAGTCATCGGCATACTCGCAATCTCGGTAACCATCGAACCATGGTCCGCCTTCCGTGTAGTGCAGGATTTTAGGTGTGCCATCCTTTGGTTCATTGTACCAGCCCACCAACCAATTGTATTCTAGAGGTAATGATCCTATCTCATTGTCTTCCAGCCAACTGAACCTGTGTAGGAACTTTGGTGTCTGTTTGTTTAGGAATTCGGGTGTCAGCATCTTGTTCTTCTCATGGGCGCAGTTCCAAAGCACCATGCTACTCCAGTTCTTCCTGGGATATGCTGTCTGTATCTGTCCGTCCATCTTGATTGACCCATCCTCCGGCGTGTAATCATGTTGCACACAAACCACTGCTTTGGAATCATCGCAGTACTGTTCCAGTTCCTTTGCGGGCACTTTCCACAGGAAATCACAGTCACAGAACACTGCCCATCCGTTAAAATTGTTTAGGTAAGGTACGAAGAATCTAGTAAAAGTGAATTCCGTGGATGCCAGTTTATCTACGTCTCTGGTGTAGATGCCCTGTTCTCTCATATGATTTTGTTTGAGTGCTCGCACTTCTGCGTTAGGATCTCTACGCTTGATCGAGTGTTCGCACACTTGGTATGCTATGTCCTCTCTCGAATCCCATCCAACGTATATTGGTAAACTCATTGATATCCTTTGTTACGTAGTATATATTTCTTTTCCCAGTTCTGGTAAAAAATCTATCATGTTTACGTGTCTAAAATTATCTCTGGCCTTCATTATTTCTTTGAATTTTTCCCATTTATCTTTTTTGTAATCATAGGTTTTGACTGCGTCTCGTAACATCAAAAGTAAAGTATCATAATTGTCTATTTTCTGATCAAAGTTTTGTATTTTTTTGTGTAGAGTTTCTAATTTTGATAGAGATTTTTCTAGTAGTGTTTTTGGCAATACACTAAAGTGCATGTAATCTGGAAACCTAGTGATTTCGAGTTTGGTGAAAAAATTATTTTTGATACTAAAATCAATTAACTGATCTGCGTATAAAAGATTTAAATTTGTTATAACAGTGTGTACATAAAATTGGCAGTTTGGTATTTTTTTGAATTTTTCAATATTTTCTTTTATGCTATCCCATTTACTTGGAAATCTTATGTAATCATTTTGTTTTCCTGTTGCTTCTATGCTTAACATTAGTCTAACCTTTTTAAAACTTGCCAGCATCTCGATGATTTCGCTGTCTGCTAAGGTGCAGTTTGTTGTAATGTGTAAAAGCAAATTGTTAGACTTTCCGCTTTTTATTATGCTTTTCAGCAGTTCTTTTATGCCAGGAATCATAAAAGTTTCACCACCTCGGAAATTTATTACCTTTAGGTTGGTATCTAGTATTCCATATAAATTTTCCAATCCTTGCCGAGTAACATCAAACTCCTTTTGGTTCAAAGTAAGTTCGTTTTTTTCAATGTCGTTGAGTTTAAATTTATTTGTTTTGTATATTGTTTTGTTTTCGACGAGAAGTTTGCTACTATCAGAACCGACGCACATAGCACATTTTAAATTACATAGATTTGTTACCTGCATTTCCATTTCTATGGGATCGACATCGTTCCCAAACACTTTTTCAAAACTTTCAAAGGTCTTAAATCTATCAAGTTTGTGTTCTTTGTTTTTCAATAATCGTAAACTCGACCTGTTTTCGTCCTCCTCAGTCCAACATCTACTGCAGGCCTTTGGCCGGTCTCCATTTAAAAAGTCTTTCTGTAGATCTAATCTTTCATTTGATTGAAGCCATTCTCTGTACGAGTTTTTTTTGATATTGTAATTTTTTGTGTTAATGCTGTTACAACAAACATTGTAGTCCCCGGTCGTTCTGACATTTCCGCTTAGAAATGGCATCACACAAAAAGTTTTAGGGATAGGTTTATTCTTTTTCATTAACAATCTTATAAATGTGTTCCCAATTACTTACTCTTTTCACATTTGGATTGTCATATTCTTTGTTGTAGGTATGATCGTATAATATCGATTTTAGACCAAATTTCAAACCTGCCTCGGCGTTTTCTGGCTTGTCTTCCACCCACCAAAGACCTGTGCCATGAAACTCCGCGAGAGCATAATCTTTATCATCGCCGGTTGGTAGAATAATAAAATTTGCGAAAACAGTTCCGCCAAACAACTGTTTCAATCTAAACTTTCTAAGTTGTTGGGCTGGGATGTCGGTAGTTTGAGATGTTATTGGAATAAATGTCCATCCTTCGGCATGGAGTAATTTTACCCAGGTCTGGGAATCGGGCATCGGTTCTTGTGTACCCATCCATGCGCTGTTGTTAAACTCTGTGGTTAACTTCCGCATTTTTGGTTTTTCAATGCCATACCTGTCTACCATGGAATACATTTTTTCTCCACCCACAACTTGTTGATGTCCTTTTGATAGCATCCATTTTGAAAAGTGTTTTTCCCAATCCAGTAACACACCATCTACGTCTGTGAGTATTATTCTATTTGATTGTGGCATCTTCCATTCCCGCGACTCTCAGTTTGACAATGTTTGTTATCTGCCACTGTTTTTGGTCTAATCCTTTTATAATACCAAGCCATTTATTTCTTAACAGAGCAAACTCTAACACGATTTTTTCCATGTCTACAACATCCGGTTCTCCGTCAACATATTTTTCAACATCTCTTGATGATAATGCTCTTTGATAATTTTCTAAATATTTTCTAAAAGTTTTTGATCGAAGTCGTCTTTTTTCAATATTAAGATACTCTAATATTGCCTCGATCTCTTGTAATTGATTAAATCGATGTTCAACTGTTCCTGGCATTGCCGCCGATGCTTTTTCGAGACTGCCGTATATTCGAACTTCTTTTTTAGCGTCGTCAAGTTCTTTGTAGTAATGCGCTATGCATTCTGGTATCTTTCCTATGTCTTTGCTTACATCACTGTACCAGGTCATTGGTCCTCGTAGTCTTCTTCGTCCTCTTCGATCTCCGTGTCGAGAACTTTTGCTACTGCGTCTTCCAGCCTTTCATCACCTATGTCTCCGACTTGTTTGAGTATGTCTGGGTCGATACCAACATCAACTAGTGTTTTTACGTAATCTATCGCGCAATCAAGTTTGACTCTTTCGGGAAGATACATAGAAATAGTGGTCCAAATTTCTTCAATTTGGTTACTTGTCATCTGGTTCTCCATTTTCTTGCTCCTGTTCAGGTATTATAATATTATGAAAATCTTTCATTATAATATCTAATTTATCACCTGTCCAGTTTTTTCTGAATTCTGCAATCGTAGTTTTATCCGGGCCTGTGTAAGCAAGTTTGTTTCCCTGCTTGACCAATATTCCTTTTTTCTCAAACAGGTCGACTAGTCCACTGTAAGGATCCATGCCAGTGTCATAAGGGATCTTAACCTGCACCCCTTCAAAAGGCTTGGCGTATCTGGTCTTCATTACCTTACAAGCGGCTCTTATACCTCTCACATCTGTAACTTTGTTGCCATCCAGATCTTCTTTCAATTTCAGTTTCTTCATTGCGATAACGATAGAACTTGCGTAGATAAATCCTTGACCGCCTGATATCTTGTCATCTGGATCAAACATGTCCTGTGATGCGTATGTGTGGTTGGTCGCTATAAGTCCCACGTTCCAACTACCAAACATATTAACACAGTTCCTTACAAGTGCAGTCAACGCCTTGGGTTTTCTACCCAGATCACCTTTCATGTCACCTGCTTCAAACTGATTTACATCTGTTGGAGTAAGCATCATGCCCAGACTGTCTATTACGAATAGCACTTTGGGTGCACCTTCCTTGTTTTCGGCGTGTTGTTCTCTGTAACCTTTCATGAACTCTGAAATAGTTTTAGCCACATCGTCCACCATTGACATGCTCAATTTCAGAAGTTTATCCTCTGATGTGTCCACGTTCAATGCCTGTAGCCACTGCTCGTCTAGTGCGTTCTCTGTGTCAATCAGGATAACAAATATACCTTGCTCCTGTGCGTTCTTGATTATGTTCCCTGATGCTATGTAACTTTTACCTGCACCCGATTCACCCGCAAGTACGGTTACCTTGCCTAGTGGAATTCCTTTGTTGAAATCACTGGTCATCAAATAGTTCAGTGCATAATTTCCTGTTGAGATCCAATCTGTGGGATCGCTGAATCCAATTCCCAATCCTTGAATTGATTTTGTAATGCTTTTTCTAAATTTTGTTACGTCAAATGGTTTAGTCATAATTTATATCCTTGTAATCAATATTAACATACCGAGGCCCTAACGTCAACATTAGGACCTTGGTAAAATGTCAGATTATTTTGCTTGTCTTGATCTGATCAGTTTCAGTATGTCTTCTGCCCTCTTGGCACTGTCGCCCTCGGGTGCCGCCGTTGCCGGAGCCGCCTCTGGTTGTGGTGCTGGTGCAGGTTGACTCACTGCTGGAGCAGGTTCAGATGCAGGTGCCGTCGTGGTCGCTGGTGCTTCCGCAACAGGTGTTTGTGGTTTTTGATAAGCCACGCCTGCTGGTCTGAAGTACTGTCCGTACTGTTCTAGATCATAGGCCTCACCTTCCACGGATTTCTCAAATAACTCTTTGATTATTTTCACTTCCGCTTCCGTTGGCTCTTTTGGTCTGAAGTCGCCTAGGTTGTGTAACCCGTGTGTGTCGATTGCGGCTCTTTCTGCCTCATCTAATGCACGTTCTCTTCTTGACCATTTTGAAGTTGAGTAATCAGCATAACCACCTTTTGATGTTTTTGTTATTC